TGTACAAATATTCTCTTGAGTGAGAAAAAGCAAAGAGGAAAGGGTGCAAAAAATGAATAAAAAATGTTATAAATGCGGAAAAGTAAAAGAACTCAATGAGTTAAACTTTGCTAAAAAGAATACTGGCAAAAATGGCTTTGATTCGCAGTGTAAAGAATGTAAAAAGCTTTATGATCAACAGAGATATAAAAAAAATCAAGAAAAATTTAGAAAAGAAAAAACTGAATATTACCATAAAAATAAAGAAACAAGAAAACAGTATCAACGAGGTTATTATTACAATAATACAGAAAAATGCAAAGAATCGAATTCTGACTGGCAAAAGGATAATCCAACAAAGCGTAGATTAATAAATGCTAAATCACGAACATTGGAGAATGGTGCAGAAAGTACATTAACCGAGACTGAATGGGATGAAATCAGTAAATATTTCAATAATTCTTGTGCTTATTGTGGTATGACGGAAAAAGAAAGCTTAAAAGTGTACGATGAACTTTTACACCATGAACATGTAATTCCATTAGTTGACGGTGGAGCATATAGCCTTGGAAATATTGTTCCTTCTTGTAGGAGTTGCAATTCGAGCAAAATGAATCATAATTTCTATGACTGGTATCCTACAAGTAACGTTTATGATAGTTTAAGAGAAGAAAAGATTATTAACTATCTTAACAAATATGCACGTGAGGTGGCGAAGTAGCTTATGAAAGGAATAGAATATTTACGAAAAAAGCTTAATAAACATCAAAAAAGAGTCAATCTTAGATATCGACAATATGATATGAAATACCAAGATTTAGATGTTGGTATAACCATTCCACCAGAGATAAGAAGCAGATATAAGGCTGTGTTGGGCTGGAGTGCGAAAGGTGTAGATAGCCTAGCGGACAGATTGGTATTCAGAGAATTTGGCAACGACAATTTTGAACTAAACGAAATATTCAATATGAACAATCCCGATACATTCTTTGATAGCGCAGTTCTATCGGCCATGATCGCATCATGTTGTTTTGTTTATATTTCAAAGGGCGAGGAAGACATCCCAAGACTACAAGTTATCGAAGCGAGTAATGCAACCGGGATTATCGACCCAATTACCGGACTATTAACAGAAGGGTATGCGGTTTTGGAAAGAAACGAACAAGGCCAACCAAGTTTAGAAGCATATTTTATTGCAGGTAGAACTGATTATTATGCAGATGGCAAGCTTAGTTACACTATCAGTAATACTGTAAATTATCCGCTATTAGTTCCGATAATACATAGACCAGACGCGGTAAGGCCATTTGGCAGAAGTAGAATTACCAGGGCTGGGATGTATTACCAGAGATATGCAAAACGAACACTTGAAAGGGCAGATATTACCGCAGAGTTTTATTCTTTCCCGCAAAAATACGTTACCGGAATTAGTCAAGAAGCTGAACCGATGGAAACATGGAAAGCAACAATTTCTTCTATGCTCCAATTTACAAAAGACGATGAGGGCGATTCACCAAAGCTGGGGCAGTTTACTACACCTAGTATGAGTCCATTCACAGAGCAATTAAGAACCGCCGCCGCCGGATTTGCAGGAGAAACCGGACTAACACTAGATGATCTAGGATTTGCTTCCGACAATCCATCATCAGTTGAAGCAATTAAGGCATCTCATGAAAACTTAAGACTTGCCGGAAGAAAAGCGCAACGAAGTTTAGGAAGTGGATTTTTAAACGTTGGATATCTAAGCGCTTGCTTAAGAGACAACTTCCCATATCTGCGTAGTCAATTTTATGAAACAAAACCTAAATGGGAGCCGTTATTTGAGGCAGACGCTAATACATTAGGCCTTGTTGGAGATGGAGCAATTAAGATTAACCAAGCTATACCTGGTTATATGACAGGCGAAACAATAAGAGATCTGACCGGAATTAAAGGCGGTGAATAATGGAAAAGGACATTGTACCTAAACTACTGGAAACTATAGAAAAAGAATTTGATAAAAAAACATTCAATAGTTCAAAAATCAAGAAAGCTCTTAAAGCCTTACAAGATAATAAAGCAACATATGCAGATGCTAACGAATTTGCGATTGAGGTAGGAGAAATCTTATCCGATGTTTTAAGCACAAACATAACCGTTAATATCCTACCCGATGGGAAAATGTACTACAACATAGCAGATAGGATAATCAACCCAACCATGAGCAAGAATTACAACCTAATATCTGATTTTGCAGTAGATATTCAGACTGAATTAAATCATCAAGCCGGATTAAGAATAAAAGGGCAAAAAGCAAAGCTCAATCAAGACAGAATAGACGGGATCATAGAAAGATTAGTCGCAGCGGATAACTTTGATGATATTAAATGGATTTTAGACGAGCCAATGGTTAATTTTAGTCAGAGCATAGTTGACGATACAGTAAAAGCTAACGCAGAATTTCAAGCAAAGGCAGGAATAAAGGCAAAGATTATCAGAAAGCCAGATAGCAAACCTTGTAAATGGTGTAGGGCGTTAGTGGGTGAATACAATTACCAGGATGCACCGGCAGACGTGTATAAAAGGCATGAAAATTGCAAATGCACAGTCGAATATAAGCCGGATAATATAAAAAGTCAAAACGTTTGGACGAAAGCATGGACGTAGGAGGTGGTATTTTGAAAGTAAACATACTGGGAACAGATTATGAAATACTTAGAAAAAAAGAGGAAGACGAAGCGAAACTAAAACATTCCGATGGCTTTTGTGATACTTCTGTAAAACAATTAGTTGTAGGTATATTTGAAAAAGAACCCGATAGCATTGAAGACCTTGTATATTACACAAAAAAGGTTACACGACACGAAATAATTCATGCATTTATGTATGAAAGTGGACTTTGGAACAATAGTGGTGATGTTAAAGAATGGGCGACAAATGAGGAAATGGTTGATTGGATAGCTATTCAGTTCCCTAAAATATTAAAAGTGTTTCAAGAAGCAAATTGTATTTAAGGAGGTGATTCAAATATCTTCCACGCGATAGGGCTATCATGCATGGCGATTAAAGGGGGATTGTAATGGCTGATAAAAAACGCATGGGCAATCAAAACCCCACTACACAAAGCTATTGCGAATTTGAACATAGTTTATACGAAGAAGCATTGGAATTATACAGAAAGACTGGACGTGAAGCATATGAATGGCAAGGGAACTTATTAAAGCCAATTATGGCTACCGAAGAAGATGGCTTATGGACACACCAAAAGTTTGGTTATTCTTTACCGAGACGTAATGGAAAAACCGAAATTGTTTATATGGTTGAACTGTGGGGATTGGAAAAAGGCTTGAACATATTACATACCGCCCATAGAATTAGCACGTCACATTCATCATTCGAAAAAGTCAAATCATACTTAGAAGATATGGGGCTTGTAGACAAAGAAGATTTTACATCTATCAAAGCTAAAGGACAAGAAAAAATTGAAATTTTAAAAACCGGCGGAGTGATACAATTTAGAACTAGAACTATAACCGGTGGACTTGGTGAAGGGTTCGATATGTTAATTATTGATGAAGCCCAAGAATACACCACTGACCAAGAATCAGCCTTAAAATATACAGTTACCGATAGTGACAATCCTATAACAATCATGACCGGAACTCCACCCACTCCATTATCAAGTGGTACGGTATTTACAAAATATCGTGATGCGACATTGCAAGGTGAAAGCAAATATTCTGGTTGGGCTGAATGGTCCGTAGATGAAATGAAAGATATCCATGACATTGATGCGTGGTATGAAACCAATCCATCTATGGGGTACCACTTAAACGAACGTAAGATTGAAGCAGAACTTGGAGAAGATGAGCTAGATCATAATGTTCAGAGATTAGGCTACTGGCCAAAATACAATCAAAAATCTGCTATTTCAGAAAATGAATGGGCTGAATTAAAAGTTGATAAATTACCGAAATTCACAAGCAAATTATTTATTGGAGTAAAATATGGAAACGATGGTGCCAATGTATCGCTAAGCATTGCGGTAAAAACCAAAGATGAAAAAATCTTCATCGAAACGCTAGATTGCAGAAGCATTAGATACGGAAACGGTTGGATATTAGACTTTCTAAGTAAAGCGGATGTAGAAAAGGTAGTTATTGACGGAGCAAGCGGTCAAAATATCCTGGCCGGAGAAATGAAAGACCTAAAGCTTAAAGAACCAATCTTGCCGACCGTAAAAGAAGTTATAACAGCTAATTCGTTATGGGAACAAGGGATTTATGGAAAAACTATATGCCACAATAACCAACCATCACTAACGCAAGTAGTAACGAATTGCGACAAGCGAACAATCGGTTCAAATGGTGGATTTGGATATCGTTCACAGTTTGAAGATATGGACATCGGGTTGATGGACAGTGCATTATTAGCACATTGGGCTTGCAGTGAGTTTAAGCCAAAGAAAAAACAAAAAATTAGGTATTAAGCGACTATTTTTAGTCGTTTTTTTAATACAAAAATTACCGATACCGCCGGGAAAGCGGGAGAAAGGAAGATATAAATGGAATTTAAACCGATAACAACGCAAGAGGAATTTGACAAAGCAATTCAAGAAAGGCTTAACAGGCAGAAAGAAACATTAGAAAAGCAGTATGAGGATTATGAAACAATCAAGGCTAAAAATCAAGAATTAGAAACAGAAGTAAGCACTTTAAAAACTGCTCTAGCCGAATCCAACGAGAAAGCGGGGAAATACGATAAGGATATTTCAGATTTAAATGCAAAAATTGCAGGTTATGAAACTGCAAATATGAGGACAAAAATTGCATTGCAACACGGAATACCCTATGAATTAGCAAGCCGCCTTGTTGGAGAAGATGAAGAAAGTATCACAGCAGACGCAAAGAAATTGGCTGAACTTGTAGGACATAAAGAACCTATAGCACCATTAAAAGATGTGGAACCAACTATTGATGGCAAAGACGGTGCTTACAAATCACTATTAGAGAATTTAAATTTGGAAGGAGAATAATTATGGCAGTATTAGAAAGAGGAAGTTATTTTGATCCGGAGTTAGTATCAGACTTAATTAACAAAGTGCAGGGTAAGAGCTCACTGGTTATTCTATCCCAGCAAAAACCAATCCCATTCAATGGGCAGAAAGAATTTACATTTACAATGGATTCAGAGGTTGATGTAGTTGCCGAGAGTGGTGCAAAATCTCACGGCGGAATTTCAATTGACCCAATTACTATTATTCCTATTAAAGTAGAATATGGTGCTCGAGTTTCAGATGAATTCCTTTACACATCAGAGGAAGAGAAGATTAATATTATTAAGGCTTTCAATGATGGATATGCAAAGAAGCTTGCAAAAGGCTTAGACCTTATGGCGATGCATGGAGTTAATCCACGTACAGGATTAGCATCCACAGTTATTGGGACTAACCATTTCGATAGCGTAGTATCTCAAACTGTAACTTATACTGCAGCAGACCCGGACGCAAACATTGAAGCGGCGGTTGCATTAGTGCAAGGCTCCGGTGGAACTATTAGCGGTATGGCTATGTCACCAACTTTCTCTGCCGCATTAGCACAGATGAAAGTTAATGGGGTTAAACAGTTCCCAGAGTTGGCATGGGGAGCAAACCCAGGTTCACTTAATGGATTAAAAGCCGACATTAACGCAACGGTATCAGCTGGAACTGTAGATCATGCAATCATCGGCGACTTTGCCGAAATGTTCAAATGGGGCTATGCAAAGCAAATTCCATTTGAAGTAATCAAGTATGGCGATCCGGATAACAGTGGCAAGGACCTCAAGGGTTACAACCAAGTTTATCTACGTTCCGAAACTTACTTAGGCTGGGGAATTATGGACGGAAGCAGCTTTGCAAGAGTAATACCAGGCGTGTAGGAGGTATAAATGAGATATAAAAATGCTAAAACAGGGGCTGTCATTGACAGTCCTTGTGTTATTAAAGGTAATAATTGGATTGAGGAAAAGAAAGAAGTTAAAAAGCCAGTAAAGACGGCAACAAAATCCAAAGCAAAGGAGTAGATTAGATGGACTTTGCTACTGTACAAGATATTACTAATTTATGGAGACCGCTTAAAACCGATGAGACCGAAAGGGCAACGGCATTGCTTTCTGTAGTTTCCGATAGTTTACGAGAAGAAGCCAAAAAAGTTGGTAGAGATTTAGACGTTATGATTACGGAAAACGTATCTTATGAAAATGTAGTCAAATCGGTTGTAGTTGATATAGTCGCAAGAACATTAATGACTTCTACTGACCAAGAGCCAATGACACAGACTACCGAATCGGCACTGGGCTATTCGTGGAGCGGTTCTTTCTTAGTTCCTGGTGGCGGGTTGTTTATCAAAAAAACCGAACTTGCAAGATTAGGCTTACGCAAACAACGATATGGGGTGATTGATTTTTATGGCGAAAATTAAAGGAATTACGGTTACCCTTATAAATAAAATCGAGGTTGGCAAAGACCCATTAGGCACACCAATCTACGAAGATTTGGAGATAGAAGTTGACAATGTGCTTGTTAGTCCGACTTCTACAGATGATATTGTAAATCAATTAACACTTACTGGCAAGAAAGCTGTGTATACTCTAGCAATCCCGAAGGGTGATACAAACATCTGGGAAGGCCAAGAGGTTAGGTTTTTTGGCAAGCGCTGGAGAGTGTTTGGTGCTGAATTGCAGGGCATAGACGAGTTGATACCGTTAGACTGGAATAAAAAAGTGATGGTGGAGTGCTATGGCTAAAAGTATATTTAAACTAAATTACAAAGGTGTTGGTGAGTTAATGAAGTCTGAAGCTATGCAGAGCGTGCTAAATGAATATGCAACAAACATCAAAAATAGATGTGGTGATGGGTATGAGCAAGATATTTATGTAGGTAAAAATAGAGCTAACGCAATGGTAAAGGCGACAACATTTAAGGCTAAAAAGGATAATATGGACAACAATACCATATTAAAGGCGGTGAAGTGATGGAATATAGAAAGAAACCTGTTGTAATTGAGGCTATTCAGTGGAATACACCTGATAAAAATGGCAAGGTAAAATTAGCAAGGGAATGTAAAGACCATCCAAAAGTAAGACCTACCAGTTATTTAGAAGTATCCAAAATGTTGGGTACTGCTGGTTGTTCTTGTGAACAACCTTATTGGGATTGGTCTGTTATGGGTGTAATAGACACATTAGAGGGCAAACACATAGTAAGACCAGGAGATTATATTATAAAAGGTGTTAAAGGGGAATTTTATCCTTGTAAGCCTGATATATTTGAGGCAACCTATGAAAAAGTAGGTGGATAAATGATTGAAGTTATTATTAAAAACCACCTGGACAGCAAATTAGAAGAACAGGTTTTTTTAGAAAAGCCTTCTCCTGGTGTTGGCAACTATGTTGTCTTTGAGAAAACAAGCAGTGGGAAAAGCAATCATTTACCATCCGCCGTTTTTGCATTTCAAAGCTATGGCACAAGCCTTTACAATGCGTTAGAACTGAATGAAAAAGTAAAAAAGGCAGTAGAGGACTTAATCGAGTTGGACGAGATAAGAGGCATTAAATTAAACAGCGATTATAATTTTACGGACACAACAACTAAAGAGTACCGTTATCAAGCAGTATTCGATATTAAATATTATTAGGAGGTAGAAAATATGAGCAATGTAGCAAATGTTACAACAGCCAAGCCAAAAGTAGGCGGAGCGATATATTCAGCACCTTTAGGGTCAACATTGCCTACAGATGCAAAAACAGCACTAGACGTAGCCTTTAAAAGCCTAGGATACATTTCAGAAGATGGACTTACTAATGAAAATTCACCCGAATCTGAATCAATCAAGGCATGGGGTGGCGATACAGTAGCAGTAGTACAGACAGATAAACCAGATACGTTCACTTACACATTAATTGAAGCAACAAACGTCGAGGTGTTAAAAGAGGTTTACGGTCAGGATAACGTAACCGGAACACTGGCTACACTTATTAAAATTACCGCGAACAGTAAGGAATTAGAAGAGCACTGTATTGTTATTGACATGATACTAAAAGGTGGGTTACTAAAAAGAATCGTTATTCCAAACGGAAAAGTATCCGAAATTGGAGAGATTAGTTACGCAGATGAAGATGCGGTTGGATACGAAACCACGCTTCAAGCGGTACCAGACGAAACCGGAAACACTCACTATGAGTACATCCAAGACCCAGCAGTAGTATAGGAGGAATATTATGATATCAGGCACGACGAAATCGGGGTTTAAATTTAAAATATCAAAAGCAAGACTTGAAAACTATGAATTAATAGAATCCCTAAGTGAGGTTGACGAAAATCCATTGTTATTACCTAAGACAGTTAATTTATTGTTAGGGAAAGAGCAAGCGGTTAAACTCAAAGATCACTTAAGAGATAAAGAGGGATTAGTACCAACTGATAAGCTTACAGATGAAATAATGGAAATCTTCCAAAGCCGAAGCGAAACAAAAAACTCCTTGTCCTTGCCGGAATGATACAAACTGACGAGAACGCACTAATTTGTGACTTGGCAGAAACATATCACATATACGATTACAAAAAGCTACCTCTAACACAGGTAGCTATTTTTGCTATTGGACTTAAAGATAGTTCCCGAATCAAAATGAAGATGCTAGGTCAACTTGTACCCATGGAAACGTTGTTGCTTGCTGGGATATTAGACAGGCTAAGCGTTTTGTTATGGAGACAAACGAAAGATGGTCAAAAAGGCAGAAATATGCCTACTATGGTTTTAGATACGCTGGTAGCAAAGAAGAGCAAAGATAGTGATGTAATCGTATTTAGTTCGGGCGAGGACTACGAAAAAACTAGAAACGCAATATTAACGAACAGCCACCGAGGAGGTGAGTAAATGGCAACGGAATTAGGACAAGCGTATGTGCAAATTATGCCATCGGCAAAAGGAATAAAAGGTTCTATCGAAAAAGAATTAGGTGGCGAGGCAACATCGGCAGGCAAAAGCGCAGGAAGTAAAATTGCCGGTGCTATAAAAGGCGTAATTGCTACTGCAGCAATCGGGAAGACTATAGGCACTGCACTTACCGAAGGAGGGGACCTCCAACAGTCTCTTGGTGGCATAGAAACACTTTTTAAAGATAATGCAGACAAGGTCAAGAAATACGCAGACGAAGCTTATAAAACAACAGGACTATCCGCAAATTCATACATGGAAAATGTAACAAGTTTCAGTGCTAGTTTGTTACAATCCCTTGGCGGAGACACAGAAAAAGCGGCAGAAAAATCCAATATGGCAATGATTGATATGGCGGATAACTCTAATAAAATGGGAACTAGCATGGAATCGATACAGAATGCATATCAAGGATTTAGTAAGCAAAACTACACTATGCTGGATAACTTGAAATTAGGCTATGGTGGAACTAAGTCTGAAATGGAACGTCTATTAGCTGACGCAACAAAACTAACGGGTGTTAAATATGACATTAATAATCTATCGGATGTATATGAAGCGATCCACGTAGTTCAAGATGAATTAGACATCACTGGAACCACAGCCAAGGAATCAGCCGAAACGTTAAGCGGTTCTTTAGCATCCATGAAAGGTGCATTTAAAAATGTTATAGGCAATCTAGCATTGGGTGAAGATATAAAGCCATCACTTCAAGCCTTGACAGAGACAATAACAACTTTTCTGTTTAATAACTTATTACCGATGGTAGGCAATATACTAAAAGGATTGCCAGACATAATAACAACATTTACAGGCGCACTAATTGAAAATTTGCCAATGCTAGCAAGCACAGCAACTCAATTAATTACAACGCTTGTTGAGGGAATAGGACAAGCGTTGCCAGTACTAATACCGGCTGCAGTTAATGCAATAATAACGATTGTCGAAGGGTTGATTAGCAACTTGCCATTACTATTAGATGCTGCGCTGCAATTGATGTTAGGGCTAGCAGAGGGGCTTATAACAGCAATCCCACAACTGATTGAAAGGCTACCGGATATAATCTCAAGCATCATAGATTTCTTTATCACAGCAATTCCGATGATTATCGATGCTGGAATTCAGTTGTTAACCGCATTAGTAACGGCACTACCAGAAATTATAGATAAAATAGTCGAAGTATTACCTGAAATCATAGACAATATTGTCACTGCCTTAATAGACGCTGTTCCTTTAATAATAGACACAGGCATCAAGCTATTAACTTCTCTTATACAGGAATTACCCCTAATCATAACAACTTTAATCGGCGCAATGCCAAAAATCGTAACTAGTGTAGCAGATGCACTAATAGGAAACATAGACAAGATAATTGATGCCGGAGTACAGTTGTTTATAGCTCTGGTTGAGAACTTACCAAAAATAATAGTAGAAATCGTAAAAGCAGTACCCCAAATCATAACGTCGCTTGTGAAAGCTTTTTCCCAAAGCATACCCAAAATCGCAGAAGTAGGGCTTAATCTCGTAAAGGGTTTATGGAACGGTATTAAAGATGCTACAGGATGGCTGCTCGACAAAATTAAGGGATTTGGTAGTACAGTTTTAGATGGCATAAAGGGTTTCTTTGGCATCCATTCTCCTTCAAAATTGTTCGAAGATGAAATCGGTAAGAATCTTGCATTAGGACTAGGAGAAGGATTTACCGACAACATGAACAAAATTACAAAAGACATGATAGGCAGCATCCCTACAGATTTTGAAGTCGCTGGAAGCTACACCGGCAAAGCCAATTATGGCAGTACTGGTATTGAAGGAAGTTCGGACATCATGGATGCTCTTTTTTCTATTGCTAATCGTCCTATAGTGCTAAATATCAATGGCCGAGAATTTGCAAGGTTTACAGCACAAGATATAAGCTCGGAGTTAGACTCATTAAATCGCATGGGGGCAAGAAGAATTGGGGTGGTTCTATGATAACGCTAGATGGATACAAACTAAGTCACTTCGGACTAATAGGCGAAAAACAAACCAATCCAATGACACCGAATTTTAGCAATAAAACATTGTCTGTACCAGGGAAAGATGGCCTATATAACTTTGGCACAGAAATAAACGAGAAAACAATGACATTTAGTATTGTTGCGATTGATAAAAACAGTAACCTCTTGCAAATGAAACTAAGGGAGTTTGCAAGGTTTCTAGTAGACGATTATGGAAAGCCACGAGAGATAAAGCTTGTATATGACTACGAACCTGATAAATATTATCTTGTCATGCTGAGCGCTCCGATAGATCCGGACAGGGCGGCGAGAGTGGGTAAATTCACACTAAGCCTTACTGCATACGACCCATACGCTTACAGTGCTGTGTATGCAGATGAAATAAGATGGGGAAGCAATGTCATCACATTTCAATCCCATTACAAGCTAGGTCATTCTGGTTCCGATGGAGTAAAGACAATTACTGCCCCTACAACTTTAAACATCTACACAGATGGATTGGCTAATAAGCCCGTGATTGAGATCAATGGTAGTGCAACTAACTTAAGCATATCAGCAAATGGATACAATATAGCACTGCCTAGCTTTGCCAATACAGAATGGGTTATTGATTGCGAGGAGTATGTTGTAAAGAAAAACGGAGTAAATACGTTTGCAACAAATTTAAGAGATTTTATTTTGTTGACCGGTAATAACCAAATCGACATATCCGGAAGCGGAATTAATATATCAGTACGAATAAAACTAAGAGATAAATATACCTAGAAAGGGAGATTATATGGCAGAGTTATTAAAACCAACGGATACATTGGCCCAAGGATATCCAAAAATCAATACAGCAATAGAACAGGCAGAGCAAGCCTTAATTACATCGGATAATGCCATAGATACAGCGAACAGTTCAATGGCAGTATCTAATCAAGCACTTGCCAATTCGCAATCCACACAAGAGCAATTAAATCAAATTGTTGTTGATGGAGATTCGAGTGTTGAAGCAGCACAAGCAAGGGTGAATGCAGATAATACAGTTACCTATGCTACACTTAAAGAAAGACTTGACACAGAGAACCAAGGACTTAATTCGCAATTGGCAGATATTGCGATTAACGTAATGGATTATGGTGTATTGGGCGATGGAACAGATGAAACAGAAAAGGTAATGGATGCTTTGTTATATGCAGTGGATAATCATAAGACACTCTATATTCCCCATGATATGACAGTATTAGTCGATGTTTTAAAGGTTGAGAACAAAACCAACTTTAAGATTAATATTGCTGGAACATTAAAAAGTATTGCAGATGCAAGCTATACCGACCCATTGACACGTTCTTTACTTATTTTCCAAGGATGTAATGACTTTGAAATAATTGAGTATAACGCAGATATGGATGTTGCGAATAATGGTGTTACCATTAAAGAGCATAGACATATGTTAGAGCTAGTAAACTGTAAAAATGTAAAACTAGGTTACATACATGGTATAAACCTATCTGGTGATGGTGTCTATATTGCAAATTGTGATGGGATTGTATCTGATGTAATAAAAATGAAATCAAGCTTTACAGGTAGAAATGCAGTAAGTATTATAAGTGGCCATCAGATGGAGTTTAATATCATTATTTCAGATGGAATAGGTACAAAGAATATGCCTAGTGGTGTTGACCTTGAACCAAACAATGATACTGATGGTATTAGTGATATACAATTTAATATTGTATATATTACCTCAATCGGAACAGGTGGATTTACCGTTACAAATAATTTTAACGCTGACTGTCAAGAAGTTATTGCAAACAATGTTATTGTAATAAAAAATCCAAACTATGTTGCAGATATGAATGGAACTGGTGTAATTGTTAATGGTTTCAAACACGTTAAAATTAATGCCATTGTTAAAGAAATACAAGCTGATAAGAATAACTTGAAATCCTTTGGTTTTAATGTTGATGGTTCAGAAGATGTTGAGCTTAATATTGACGTTAGTAATGCATTCCGTGGTGGTGTTATCGGTTTTACAAAGAATGTTAATAACTTAAAGCTAACTGGTAGTTTAAAGAATACAGTCTATCACGGTGTTGCCATAGCTCTATGTTCTAACAGTGATATAGATATGACTATGACTGACTCAAACTATACTGGGTTAAGTACCGTAAATATTCTTTTTGAAAGTGCTTGTGTTATTAATAACATAAAAATAAATGGTATGATCAGTAAGGGGGCACATGGTTTCAAAGCCTTTTATTTACCTAATCCAAGCACTAGCACTTATAACGACATTACTATAAATGCAGATATTGAGGGTTATAGTGATGAAGAAATATTCACAGGTGTAACCTCAAATGTGCTAAAGTTAAAAATGAAAAGGTTAGTGTGGTATCCACTTACACTTGAAAGTGGTTGGACACCTATTGTCGATACTGATGTTCCGTCTTATGCGATAACACAAGATAGAAAAGTTATATTTAATGGTGCATTAACAGGTGGTACAAATACATTATATGCTACAGTTGCTAGTTTACCAGTAAACATAGTTCCCGCGAATACACATTATATCGACAATGTTTATATTCAGGGCAATTTAATCAGATTAAATACTGCTGGTATAACTAATATATCGCTAAATACAATTAGCTATTATTTATAATACTACTTAATATTATTGCAGACTAATAATGCAAATTGGAGTTATTGACCATCTTAGGAAAATGATGTATAATTTACCTAAACAAAATAGGGGGATGTGTACAAATGAGATATAAGGAACTTGATTGTTTGCGTGGAATAGCAGCATTAATAGTGGTATTTGGCCATATGTTCAATTTTTATATGACTGATGCATATGCAAACGAAATATTAATTAATTTAATATTATATTCTCCATTGCGTATTTTTATTACAGGGCGTGAAGCGGTAATTTTGTTTTTTATTTTAAGCGGATTCGTTTTATCAATTTCATACTCTTCTCATAATGTAAAATATAAAAATTATTTAATTAAAAGGATATGCCGAATACATTTTCCATATCTTATTGCCATTATTTTCAGTTTTATATTAATCAAATTGTGCAATTTATATGGTGTTACCCAAACGAATAATTTATTTAGTACTGTTACAATAAAGGATTTATTATATCACCTTACACTTATAGGTTCTTTTGATGCAACAAAAATAAATGGGGCAATTTGGTCGTTAGTTGTTGAAATGAGAATATCTATTATTTTTCCGTTCTTAATGTATTTTATAAAAAAATACAAATGGAAAAACAGTATTATAATCGCATCAATATTTTCTGTTTTAACATTTCTAACTAGCAAATTCATACCTTCAATTCCTGCAATAAGTGATGTTTTATTAACGTCTCCATATATATTATATTTTGTCATTGGTGCAATTCTTGCGGAACACAGACTTTTGCTGATAAAACAATTTAAAACAAATAGAGTGGTTAGCTGCGTGTCGCTTGTTATTGCGGTATTGTTTTATATTTATAGTCGACTATTATATGAATACAGGATAATTCCAGTATCATTACTATCTGATTGGATTATTGCATTGGGAGGATCAATAATTATTATATTTGTACTTAGTTATAACCGTTTTTTGTTGATAAGACCTTTAAAATTTTTAGGAAGTATATCATTTAGTTTATATCTATTACATACACCAATTATTAAGAGTTTTATTTATGTATTTAGTGGACATGCATCAATATCGATTATTTTGTTTAGTGCGCTACTAACATCAATTTTACTTGCAACTATTTCTTATAAATTTATCGAATTACCATTTATAGCACTAGGTAAAAGATTAACCGCTAGCAAGAGTATTGCGTAATTAAAATTTAATATAAAATCTGTGATTCGCAATCGGATTATATTGCGAACTAACTAAATCATAGGAGGCTCTCAATCGAGGGTCTCTTTTTAATGAAAAGAAGGTGATTAATTGATTGTAGTAAAAGATAAAAACTTATCCGATATAGGCATCTTAGAAAATGCCTTTAATGTTGGAACTAATAGATTAGTGAATGAATTATGGACAGCCTCTTTTTCTTTACCTAAATCCGATATAAAGAATACTTTATGCAATCATCTAAACTATATTGAGATTACATCTAGCACTGGGAGATATTACGGACTATACCGTATTATGCCAACAGAGACCATCAAGAGTGCATCCGATGAAAGCGTCACCTATACTTGTGAACACGTCCTAGCGACGCTCCTGGATGATGTAATGGATGGCTATTACCAATTTTCAGGATATAGGACATCACAGGTATTACAAGGTATATTAGACTTACAAGAGACTAAAAGATGGGCTCTTGGACAAGTGGATTTTAATTATTACTTTGAATACAGCTTCGAGAATGAAAATGGATTGCTAGCACCAATATTAAGCCTACCAATGCCTTTTGATGAAGCATATGAATTTACATTTGATACGCAGGTTTATCCTTGGAAATTAAATCTAACGCGAGCCTCTGACGAGGTTAAAGCCGAAATCCGTTGGGGTAAAGATATGATTGAGTTTAACAAGGTGTCTGATCCAACGAATATTGTCAATTATCTAATACCAAAAGGCTCAGGCGAAGGTGTAAATCAGTTAGATATTGCACGGGTAAACAGTGGCCTAAGATATATAAAAGATGATGAGAGCATTGCGAAATGGGGCAAGAGGTCTTATATATGGATTGACAAAAAGGCGGAAGACGCTCAAACATTACTGGCTAATGCACAATCACTGTTAAATCAATGGAAGGATCCTAAAATATCATTTGAGGTAGGCAGCGCGGACTTATCCATACTGCCTGAGTATGCTGGGGAACAAAAGGTGTTGAATGGTGTAACTCGTATTATAGTCGATAATGAAGAATACCTTGCTCGCATCGTAGGAGAGGAAATAAGCGACTTATCCAAGGAATATGAAGTCAAGTATCAAATCAACAATAAAGTCTCGGATATAGCCACTACGCAGGCCGAAACTGAGCGAAAAATACAGGTTAACGAAGCTTACAGCCAAGGGGCTACAAACGTAATGACGTTTAGCAATCAGGATAATTGCGATCCTTTAAATCCGGTTACTATACCGTTTTATATTGATGATGATATCGTTAATGTTAATACGTGCGATTTATCGTTTAGGACAAGGCCGTACAAGGCTTATTCAAAAAGTGTAGCTGGCGGAGGCGAGCAAATAACTACATCGCGGGAAAGCTCGTTACCGTTGTTACAAATCAATACGGGCATATCCGAAGCCTATAGTGGCGACCATCGGCATAAGGTAGTAATAGGCGCGGGATGGGCTGACCATACACACCAGATAGATCTGCCGGAACACGCGCACAGTTTGGTATTTGGAATAAGCACATTGGATAAGGTGGTTCCCAGCGCGCTAATAATTACGGTTGATGGGCAAGAAATACCCGAAAGCGGGTTGAACGCTGATCGATTAAGCGTTATAGACTATCTGAAAAAAGAGAATGGCAAAGTCACAAGGGGATTACATGAGATTACGATAAGGCCATCTGTGGATGGAATCGCAAGAATTGAAGCCAATGTAATATTGAGAGTATTTATACAGAGCAGGATAGGCGGTGTCTATTAGGCTCTTTTTTAAATTAAAATCAAGAAAGAAGGTAATTGAATGGAAAAAGCAAACATTTTAAAGACAACGATTGTATGCATTATCGGTGCTGTCGGTAGTTTTGTAGCAAATCTTTTCGGGGGATGGACAAGCGATTTGGAAACACTAATGATCATGATGGGAATTGATTTTGCTATGGGTTTACTTATAGCTGCAATCTGGAAGAAATCAGAGAAATCAAAGACCGGTGCATTAAGCTCCTGGTCTGCATGGAAAGGATTATGCCGAAAGGGAGTCTCTCTCCTATTTGTATTAATTGCACACCGGCTGGATCTTGCACTGGGAGTCAATTATATCAGGACTGCTGTAATAATCGGATTTATAGTCAATGAGCTTATATCTATCATCGAAAATGCCGGTATTATGGGAATCCCAATCCCGGGCGTAATTACAAAGGCGATAGATATGTTGAAACAGAAATCGGAGGGTGATACACATGATTAAGATATGCTTAGATGCCGGACATTACGGTAAATATAATCAATCCCCGTGCAACAAAAAATATTATGAATCCGAAGCTATGTGGAAGCTTGTTGAATACCTGAAAGAAGAGCTGCTTGCTCATAATGATGTACATATCATTACCACAAGATCATCTATCGACCAAAATCCAGCCCTGTATAATAGGGGACAGAGAGCAAAGGGTTATGATCTGTTTATCAGCGAGCATAGTAATGCTGTGGGTAGCAGAGTTGATAATAACGTGGATTATGCAGTAGTTTACCGGAGTTACAAAAATAAGAACAACGCAGACGACTTAGGATTAAAACTGGCTAATGCGGTAGCCGATACAATGGGAACAAAGCAAAATCCACGAACCAGCACACGCAAGAGCGAAAAAGGAGACTGGGAATATTACGGTGTACTAAGAGGAGCGGATGATGCAGGATGTCCTCTTTTTTATATTGTGGAGAATAGTTTTCACACTAACACGAGATCCACAGAATGGTTGCTGAAAGACGATAATTTACGGAAACTAGCACAGGCGCAGGCAAAGGCTATAGCAGATTATTATAAACTATCTAAAAAGGCATCTATGCCGACAAAAACAATCACTCCCGAATCGGACCCGGTGGATATTAAATGGGCACAGGAAAAGCTTAATGCTGTGCTACCGGATTGGTACCCGAGGTTAA